TGATGCTGCTGTAAAACCGGCCATGATGGGCCTCCCTTAATATACCCCCTGAATTAACAGGGGGGATCATGTTTAAGAAGTTTCGTTGTACTGAATCTTGACGATGCCTTGAGGCTCACGAGCTACCGCACCGGCTTTGAAGATGCTGTTTGCCAGCCAGGAAGTCTTCTGAGCAACCCAATCAATCGTAGTGCTCATATCCAGACCAATAGCAAGGCCGATTGCTTCCTTGCCCCATGCAAAGGCAATCTCATCACCTGTCACACCAGGAAGGCCACCTTCAGCACGTACACCGATAATCTTCCACTTGAAGCCCATCCAGGTGTCAAGCTCGCCATTAATCAGCGCCTTGACGGTTACGAAGTCTGAGCTTGTAACCTCGGAGTCTTCAAGCATCTGAGTCAAAGCACCGGCCTGGACCGCGATAAAGCGTTGGTCGGTTGCTTCAATCTCGTTAAGGTGTTGAGCTGCGGAGCGAACCACATCAACCGTGAAGTTGGCTGCTGCGGAAACATCGAATACACGCCCGGTGTCGGGGTTCTGGTCGTTAGTGGCTGCGAAGGTAACAGCGGCCATGGCGTCGATGATAATCTGGTCTTCACGCCTAGCGATTGCACCAGCGATGGTCTGAGCCAGTTCTTGGCGCTCATCGAAGTTGACTTCTGCTTGATCGAAGATGTCAGTGTACTCAGGAGCGTTCCAGTTCGACATGGTAGCGGTTTGGCGAGCGTGAGAGATGTCCATAGGAGTGACATCAGCTTGGGTGGCCTTCTGATTAGCAAGACCTTTGCCCATGCGGGTGAACTTGTAGGACTCACCGACAACGCCTTTACGAAGGGTTACGCAGTTGCGTAGCTTCCCTGTGCCTTGGTATTCGTGCTTGACTTCGTTATCAAACGCGATAACGGCTGCATTGGTTAGATTTTTTGACATGATTTTCTCCAATTAGAGGTTTTCGTTGAAGTTCTTTTGCAACTTCGCTGAGTAGCCGGAAACGGGTCAGCTTACATTGCAGCTAAATACCTGTTTCCGGCCTCTAATTGGAGGGTGTCGGAAGGATTACCTACTTGTTTAACACACACTCAGACTATTTGTCAACTACCACCTACAATAATACGTTGCTCATGCCCACCCCATACCTCGGCAGCAAGTTTATCAAACCTCGCCTTGAAAGCTGGGTCTGTTTGCATTCGCCTATTACCGTTATCGTCTTTCTCAAACTGCATCTTGGTCAACTCTTCGCCAGAGATGCTTGCCGCTGCCGTGGTGGTGCTGCTATTAACTGGAGCGTTGCGAGTCATTGAGATAAGTTGTTCCATAGCCTTAACAGAAGAAGCACTTGACGCCATCTCTACAAACCCATCATACAGGTCAGTAGGCAGATTAGCCTTACCCCATGCGTCCAGGTTGCCAACCCGTTGCTCTGCATTGGTTCCCAGCGCCTTCATCTCATCGACCTTGTGAGCTTCCAGAGCTTCACCTTCTGCAATACGAGTCATGCCGTAAATATCCAACAGTTTATCGAAGCCGGTCTGGTCCATGCCCATGTCTTTAGCCATCTTGAAGGCTTCTTCCATGATTGGATCTTCTGCGGTGAACTCGACGCCTTTCTCCTGCAACGCCTCAGAGACGTTAATCTCGTAGTTCTCAGGAGCGCCGGTAAATGCACCGAACTTGCCCTCAAGGTCTTTGTATGCTGCGGCCTGATCTGCTACCGACTTGTACTTATCACCTTTGAACCATTCTGGGGCGTCACCTTCACCGGCCACGCCTTCTGACCATGACCAAGTTGATACTGGCGGGTCAGCTGGTGGGTCTGATGGGTTTGGATTCGGGTCTGCCACTGCTGCTGCTACTACCGCTGCGGGGTCTTGAGGTTCAACAATAGGATCGTCTGCCATCGGTTTGTCTCCTTGCTATATTAGGTTTTAGTATATCCACTTTCAAAAGCTTCGGCAGGGGAAAAGGATGTATATCCATCTTCATACACAACAAAATATCCTCCCGCCTCTGGTGCAAATCGTTTCAGCCAATCACTATCTACCATGATGTGCGAATTAATCTCCCCAAAGATAAGGAGAAGCGCCTCTTTGTTTACTCCGGTAATTTTCGCTGCGTGTACTTCCTTGTGGCATACATACTTAGGCAATTCCATCGAACAGTTATCCATTAGCCTGCCTCCACTTTCTTTATCGTTCTGATTATGTGACGGATAAATCGCTTGTACCCTTCGATTATCCCTATTTCCAAGTATTCCATGCCAACATCAGCGCCAGGACGTTCATCGAGTGCAGACTTCCACAATGCTATAAGCTCTTGACCCTCTTCGGTCTGCTCAAATATCTTGTGGATAAGGTAATCAACCTTGTCTCCCTTGATTTTGTTCTCTGTTGATTGACGATCGGCTGCTTCCTGGTCTACTGCGCCTAACTCATCAAACAGGTTCCTGTACGTTTCCTTGCCCAAGTCCTGCCTCCGATGCAGCAACCGCTGCGTCTGCTATTTGTTTACGTTCTGTTTCATCACGAATGAGCTTTGTCGGGATACTCAGCTTGTCGGCCCAATATCCTGGTAAGTCTTCAAGCTTAACGGCCCCGAGTAAGACGGCTTCAGGAAGTTGAGCAACAGCGTTAAACCATACCTGAGAGCTTTGAAAGTCATCAATATCTTCAGCTTTGGCTAATGGTGACTCTTGACGCAAGGTAACTTCTCGGCCATCAATCTTAATCTCTGGTATCTTGCCAAGCCTAACAAGTATTTCAACACAGGCAGTTACGAGAGGCTCAATCAACTCAGACTTAAGGCGACCAATAGACGCCCCTGAAGTCTTTAACATCTCCTGTTGCCGAATCATCTGTTCTGTTGCTGTCCGTACAGGGTCGGTAATCTCGCCAAGTGGGTCTGCAAACAAAGCTTTTTTGATACCGTTCTGCAAGTCCTCAAGGATTACACCACCCAAACCGATGTCTCCGGCTCTTGGTAGTGCTTGCAATGATGGGTTCGATGAGTTGTTACTGTTGACAGGGATGATAACACCAGGAGCGATACGCACCGTATGAGGATTAAACACGCCATCATCTACCCCTGTGTATACCCCGGCCATCTGAAGGGCTGCATTCTCAAGGATGAATTGCTTGACCTTGTTGACCGTCCTGATGTCTGGAAGCATTTGAAGGATAGGCCCACGCCCGAAAGTTTCCCCGGGTACAACGTGCCACCTGAAGACAATCAGGCGCTTAGTGTTGAACTCCTGCTCAAAGATAATATGCTTTGATGGTTCGTGGATAATGATGTGATTATACTTCTTCGTCTTCTCGTTCTTCAGCATACCAGAGATAATCTTAACCATTGACTCCGGTTTGCTCTTCAGCATCTCTTCAAGGGCTTGCGGTAAAGTAGCCCCCGGCCATGTGGTCTTGATAGCTCTGACTTCAATCTCTTGATGACGCCATGAGCTTTCAACCGAGCCAGAGTTAGATGCCTCTGGATACAACTCAGCGAGAGGAACGTTTGAAAACCTGAACGCCTCGCCTGTTGCAAAGTCTCCATCCTCAACCAAGATAGCCCCTGTGCCGATACCTAGATCTACAAGAGCCGGGGATATTTCTGTGGAGAAGTTAGAGTGATTCAGGTTGGTAAAGAAAGTGTTAGTCGCTTCCTCAAGCCCCTTCTCTACGCCCTCTTTCTCTTCCTCTGGAATAAGATCACCAGGGGTCAGGGTCATCCACTGTTGCCATGATGGGATGATAGAGGCTTGTATCTTGTTTGAGAACTGTTCCAATCCAAGGATGGCCGTTGAATCGAACACATGACGGTTCTTTCTCTGGCCTGGAGACCTAAAGCGGAAAGTTTCACGCTCTGGTGCTGCGAAGTCGTAAGCCTCTTGATGCAATGACCGCCACAACTCCCACCGCCTACGAGCTGCGTTGAACCTTTTTAACAGGTCAGCAACGTTGCCAAGACCGTCTACCGTGTTTTCTGCCATCACGTACCCCCGCCGAGTGTTCCTGAGACGCCTGTTTGACTTGTAGCTATCAAAGAACCACGTCCAGCACGTCTGGATGACCCCAAAGCCCTACGCCGAGCTATCAGGTCTTCTTCTTTTGCAGAGCGTGCCTTCTCGATTGTCTCTTGCTTGGCTATTTGTGCCTGTTGTTCTCTATTGGCCTTTGCTGCCGCCGCCTTTCCACCGCCGAATATGTCGCCCATAGCATCCTCCTATGTCAAAAACTTACTGCCTGTAATCAATGATGAAGAAGATCTTTTCTTGGGCGCTGACGCCCCGAATATCCTTGCAGCCTCAGTTTGTCCAGACTCTCTTATACTAGAAAGGCGCTTCTTCTCGCTCTTACTTGCAGAAGTATCCTCTTTAGACAGTGGATTGATAGAACTTGCAAACTTAGTGGCCTTATCACTACCTGTAATTTTCTCTATAACTTTTCCACCAATGTCAAAACCACCTGCGCTTAGTATGTTACTCATGATAGCCTCCTGATGTGCTTATATAACTGCCACGGTGTTAACGTCCAAAAGCTTTTAATTCCCATCACTGACTTGCAGACCTCCACACAACTAAAACAACACAGGCCGCCGCGCTGTGTCTTGCCGTCTGCTATCACCTTCACTGGTAGGATAACTGCTTGTGGATCGTATGCCCTCGGATGTGGATAGTCTTCGACGGTTGCAAACTGTAAAGCCAAGTGCGACCGTACCGGATTGACTATAATCCAGTAAGTACCACCGGGTGACTTCTTCATCATGTAACAGTGTTGAAAACTCGGCTGCAAGCATCTTAGAAACCTTGTTGGCTGCTTTGAATCGGTGAACAGTACCCACCAATCTTCATTTATCCCTTCATTCTGTATCATGAAAATACATCGAAGTCAATGCGTGCCTGAGTTGTGGACACCTTGCGACTACCTGTTAGAGCTAGTCTATCATTCCACGCTTGAGCCATTTGTCTGAAAGCATCAGCACCGTTACTTGCCCAATCGTGTACAGGTTGCTCTCTAAAGCACTGTTTAGCTTCGTCATACTCGCGATGATAAGAGGCCAAGGCACTGATACCCTGGTCACACCTGTTCTCATCAAACCAACAGCGAGCGAATAGGCGTCTGGTTGCCTCAATGGACTCAGCGAGGTTATTAGTTCGCGGGACCACACGAAAGTTTATACCCATCTCTCTGGCTGTGTCGATCCGCTTTGTCTTGGTCATTAAGTCTCTAACTTCAATGTCATGA